TCTGCGATGGACGCCAACACCACCGGGTCCAACAACGTCGCTGTTGGCAATGGTGCGTTGAGAGCCAACACAACAGGAAACTTCAATGTCGCCGTCGGTCATCAGGCGATGTACGCCAACACGACCGCATCAGGCAATACTGCGCTCGGGGTGTTTGCTCTGGCATCAAACACCACTGGAGTGGAAAACACAGCCATTGGCGGAACCGCGTTAAACGCAAATACCACAGGCAGCAGGAACACGGCGGTTGGAGGAAATAGTGCGTCTGGAATTCAATGGCATGCAGCTTTGCGCTATAACACAACCGGCAGCGATAACAGCGCATTTGGTGATGGGGCTCTTGGTGGCAATACAACTGGCAGTAATAATTCAGCTCTTGGGGCAGCAAGTCTTTACAATAATAGCACTGGATCCAACAATGTTGCAATTGGTTATAGGGCCGCCTATAGCGTAAACGCAAATGACAATATAGCAATTGGGTATGATACTTTACTTAACACGTCTTCTGGAACGGCAAACTTAGCTATTGGCAGAGAAGCTCTCCGCAACAACACCACCGCCTCCAACAACACGGCAGTGGGGTATCAGGCCGCGTACAGTAACACGACTGGTGCAAATCTTGTAGCTATCGGCCAAGGAGCCTTGTACTCCAATACGACTGGTAGTGATAACTGTGCTGTTGGTGCATTCAACACATTGAGTTCTAACACAACGGGCATTCAAAACTCTGCATTTGCTCGTGGTGCTCTTGGCTCAAATACGACTGGGAGTTACAACTCTGCTTTTGGCTATCAAGCCCTTCTGTCCAACACCACCGCCAGCAACAACACGGCAGTTGGATATCAGGCCGCGTACAGCAATCAGACCGGTTTGGCACTGACGGCAATCGGCTATCAAGCGGCATACGCGACCACCGCAGCACGAAACACGGCGGTGGGATATCTTTCGCTCCGTTCAAACACCACCGGAACCAACAACGTGGCCGTGGGGACTACGGATTCTGCGGACTCAAGCGCGACTCTTTACGCAAATACAGCCGGCTCTTACAACACGGCGGTTGGCTCTGGCGCTCTTGCATTCAATACCACCTCAGGCCTGAACACTGCAGTAGGCGCAAACGCACTTTATGCAGCCACGGGCGCAAATAATACTGCAGTTGGAGTTACTGCGGGCACGGCAATTACCACCGGCTCCAAGAACACCATCCTCGGTGCCTACAGTGGCAACCAAGATGGTCTGGACATCCGCACTGCCAGCAACTACGCAGTCATCTCTGACGGCGATGGCAATCGATTGCTGTCGATGTACAACGGTGGCACGCTGGCGCTTGACGGTGGGGCTGTGCCGCAGGCCGGCACCGGCATCACCTTCCCCGCAACCCAATCCGCCTCCACCGACGCGAACACGCTGGATGACTATGAGGAGGGGACTTGGACTGCCGTAGTAAGAGGCGGGGCAACAGCCGGGACATACGAAATTGCATCGCAATTGAGCAACTACACAAAAATTGGTCGCGCCGTTCATTTGGAGGCCTCCATCACAATGGCCGCCGCAATTACTGGCGGCGGCGCTGGAGATTTGTGGATTACTGGACTACCATTTGCAAAAATGGCAAATGCAGTGCCAACTGGCAGTGTTCTGTTTGACAATGTGGATTACGGCGGCGTGAGTCAAGTGGTCTTGTTTCAATCTTCGGGGTCGAGTTCAATACTTAATTTCTTTGGTAGCAATGACAATGCCGGTTCAACGGTAACCAGTATTACCGGGGTGTCGGCAAACGATATAATTCGGCTGTCAATTACCTATTTTGTATAACCACGCCGGATAACTAGCGTGGTCGGATCACAACGAAAGGAGCCAGAGATGGCAATCACCAAAGAGACGGTCGTAGACCAGATCACAGTCACCGAAAGCGGGACGGTCCTCTACCGCGAGGCGACTCGCATCGTGGAGGACGGCGTGCTGCTCACGCAGACCTACCACCGCACGAGCATTGATCCCGGCGCGGATCTCACCAACGTGCCCGAGAAGGTGGCGGCGATTGCGCGTGCCGCCTGGGCTTCCTGAGGAGCATGACATGACGACCTACGTCTGGAAGATCGACTCGATGTACACCGTGAACAGCCCTGACCCGGACTACGTGGTCAACGTGCTGTGGACCCTGACGGGCGACCAAGACGGGACGGTGGCCTCCATCAGCGGCAGCAGCCAGTTCCAGCCTTCTGGGGGCGCGTTCATCCCCTACGAAGACCTCACCGAGCAGCAGGTGCTGGGCTGGGTCAAGGACTCGCTGGGGCCGCAGGGTGTGGCGAACTACGAGGCCAACGTGCAGGGGCAGATCAACTCAATCCTGAACCCGCCTGTGACTCCGCAGAACACGCCGCTGCCTTGGGCGAACCCGTCGTTCTGAGAGGCAGAATGGGGAAGCCGCTGCCCCATTTCAGCGGAAGGAGATGTGAGATGAACGATCTGAAGATCAACCTGGAACTGTCCGTGAACGACGTCAACGCGCTGCTGGCCGGCCTGGGCAAGCTGCCGCTGGAGTCGGTGGTGGACCTGTGGGCCCGCGTCAAGGCGCAAGCCGAGGCGCAGATCAAGGCCGCGCAAGAGCCCGCCCCCCCTGCTGGTCTGACGGACTGACATGGACGTCAAGCCGGCCCGAGGTCTTCTGCTGTGGTGGCTGCGGCGCACCCGGTGGGCCGGTTTGGCCCTGCCTCCCCTGGGGGCGTGGGTGGAAGACCTGAACAGCGAACGGATGGTGCGGCACGAGCGTCGGCACCTGCAGCAGGCCCTGGAGGTGGGAGTGCTGAAGTGGTACGTGCTCTATGCGTGGTACACGCTGCGGCATGGGTATTGGAACAACCCCTTTGAAGTGGACGCCCGGGAGGCGGAAGGAACATGAGCCTGAGCATGGAGCAGAAGTCCGACATCGCCTCTGAGGTGGCCAAGGCGGCCCCTCCGGTGACGGTAGCCGGGGCCACGGTGGCGGGGGTTCAGGTGAACGACCTGATCCTGTGGGCCACCCTGATCTACATCGTCTTGCAGATCGGCTTTCTGCTCTACCGCTGGCACAAGCTGATCGTCAGCCGGCGAGAGTCTGAGGAGTCTGATGCGTGAAGGCCCGCATTGCGGTCGCTGCCCTGAGCCTGTCTGCGGCGGGCTTGGTGAGCATCGCCCTGCATGAGGGGTACACGGATCGGGCTGTCCAGCCGCTGCCGGGCGACAAGCCCACGATAGGGTTCGGGACCACCGAGGGGGTGAAGATGGGCGACCGCATCACCCCGCCCCAGGCTCTTGCCCGGGCTCTCTCGGACGTCCAGAAGTTCGAAGGTGCGCTCAAGCAGTGCATCAGGGTCCCCATGCATCAGCATGAGTACGACGCCTTCCTGAGCTTCTCCTACAACGTGGGCGCAGGCAAGTTCTGCGGCTCAACGATGGCCCGCAAGCTGAACGCCGGGGACTACGCCGGGGCCTGCGCCGAGTTCAGCCGGTGGACCCTCTTCCAAGGCAAGGACTGCCGAGACCCCGTCCATCGGTGTGGGGGGCTGGTGGAGCGCCGGGCTGACGAGCGAGCCAAGTGCGAGGGCAAGCCATGACACGCCTGTGGACGGCCCTGGCGGGCCTTGTAGCCGCTTTTCTGGCGGCGGGGTGCCTGTACCTCTACCTCGACCGCTCAGAGGCTCTGAGGGCCCTTGCGCGGGCTGAGAAGGTATTGGCCAAGGAGCGCCAAGGCTGGGCCGAGGAGCGGCAGAAGCTGACCGCGGCCGCGCTGGCGGAGTCGGAGCGGGCCCGGCAGATCGAGGCGCAGTGGCGCGAGAAGCAGTCGGAGGTGGTGAACCATGCTCAGAGTCAGATTCGAGCGGCTGCGGCTGATGCTGCCCGTGCTCGGGATGCTGCTGGTCTCCTGCGCCAACGGGCTGAAGCCCTCGCAGCCCAGTGCGCCCGTGCCAGTGATCAGCAGGCCCCAGATCCCTCCTTTGCCGGCCGAGGCCAAGCAGCCCCCGACCCCGGAGCTATGCTCGCCGACCTGCTCAGCCGGCTTGCGCACACGGCTGGAGAGCTGGCTCAAGTAGCCGACGCCCGGGGCGCCGCAGGAGCGGCCTGCGAGAAAGCCTACGGGGGCCTGAAGTGAGCGCAGTCAAGACTGACCCGGCCAAGTGGAAGCGTATCGTCTCCCAGGTGAAAGCCTCGGGAAAGGGTGGGTCTCCAGGTCAATGGAGCGCCCGCAAGGCGCAACTTGCAACGCAGCGGTATCAGAAGTCGGGTGGGGGATACAAAGGCCCCAAGAGTGCGGATAATTCCCTCTCACGGTGGACGCGGGAAGATTGGGGCACTCGATCTGGAAAGCCATCCACCCAGGGACCGGAAGCTACCGGCGAGCGGTATTTGCCCAAGGCGGCGCGTGAGAAGCTGACACCTTCTGAGTACGCAGCGACGACCCGGGCAAAGCGCGAAGGGACCAAGCGCGGGCAACAGTACGTCCCGCAGCCTGATTCCATCAAGAAGAAGGTGTGGTGATGCCCGCGGTGGTGATGACCTACGACAGTCTGGTGCTGGACATCCGGTCCTACCTAGAGCGCACCGACGCAGCGACGCTGGACAAGATCCCGACGTTCATCATGCTCGCCGAGCAGGTGATCGCCACGGAACTGAAGTTCCTCGGGAACCTGACGGTGGCCACGAGCACGATGGTCCAGGGGCAGGCGGTGATCGACAAGCCTGCCCGCTGGAGGAAGACCGTCTCCATCAACGTGACCGTGGCCGGGGACCGCCGGCCGGTGCTCTTGCGGAAGTACGAGTACCTGCGGGAGTACTGGCCCGACCCGGCGCAGGAAGACGTCCCTGAGTACTACTGCGACTACGACTACACGCACTGGCTGGTTGCCCCGACACCTGCGGCGGCCTACAACTACGAGGTGCTGTACTACGAGCGGTCCCAGCCCTTGGACGAGTCGAATCAGACGAACTGGTTCACCCAGTACGCGCCCCAGGCGCTTCTGTACGGAGCACTCTTGCAGGCGATGCCGTTCCTGAAGAACGACGAGCGCATCCCGATGTGGAAGGCCCAGTACGATCAGGTCATGCAGGTGCTGAAGGTCGAGGACGTCGCCCGCATCGGTGACCGGCAAACCATCGCGAGGGACGCATGAGCTTCAACAGCCCGTTCACCGGGAACGTCATCGTTCCGACGGACGTCTCGTACCGCAGCATCACGCTGGCGGCCAACACTACCCTGGAATGGCCGATCAACGGCAACGCGACGCCCAACTACGCTGCGCGGATCATGAACGTCACGGCCACCTCCGGGGGGCTGGTGCTGCGGATGCCGCCGGCCAATCAGGCGTCTGTCGGTCAGGATGCGCTGATCCGCAACGTGGGGGCCACTTCGTTCACGGTGGCGGACTACGACGGCAACGTGATCGTGGTGGTGGCCGCCAGCGAGGCGAAGTACATCTACATCACCACGAACCCCGACGAGGCCGGTACGTGGGGCGTGGTGGCCTTCGGGGTTGGATCCTCGGCGGCGGATGCCGGGAGCTTGGACGGCCTGGGCCTGACGGTGATCGGCTCGACGCTGAACACCGCGCACCCGGTGCAGACCTTCTCGTCGAACTACACCGCAGTGGCGGCAGATCGGGCCAGCACGTATGTCTGGACGGGTGGCGCCGGGACGCTGACGCTCACCTCAACCGTGACGCTGGGCGACAACTGGTTCATGTTGCTGCGCAACGGCGGGACGGGCACGCTGACGGTTTCCCCCTCGGGGGGTGACCAGATCGACGGGGCAGCCTCCATCACGCTGCAGCCGGCGGACTCGGCCATCATCTGCTGCTCGGGGACTGCCTTCTTCACGGTGGGCATCGGCAAGAGCGCCGACTTCAACTTCACCCAGAACACCAAGGCGGTGGTCTCGGGGTCGTATGTCCTGAGCGCGTCAGAGGCCGCCAACCCGATTCAGAAGTTCACGGGCACGCTGTCGGGCAATGTGACGGTGACGGTGCCGCAGACAATCGCGGTCTACTACATCACCAACCAGACGGACGGGACGGGGGCGGGGTACACGATCACCTTCACCACCGGGGTGCCCGGGGGTGCTTCTGCGATCGTGCCTGCCGGCCAGCAGGTGATCCTGCTGTGCGACTCTTCGAATCTGTACAACGCCTCGACCATCGCGGCCGGTGCGTCGAACATCTCTCTGGACGACGGCACGGTCTCGACCCCGTCGCTGAACTTCGCCACCGAGCTCACGACCGGCGTCTACCGTCCCGGATCGGCTGAATGGGCGATCGCGATCTTGGGGGTTCAGAGGCTTTTGCTCCAGGCTACTGGCCTGACGATCGCCGGGGCGGTGTCTGCTACCAACGGGGTGTTCTCGGGCAACGTCTCGGGCGTGAACGGCACCTTCACCGGGCCCGTCTCCGGGACCACCGGAACCTTCACGGGCGCGGTGTCAGGAACGACCGGCACCTTCACCTCGGGCGTGAGCGGCGGGACGTTCTGATGACGCAGAAGGTCTTCGCCCTTGACACGCAGCCCGGCATCCAGCGGGATGGAACCGTCTTCGACCGCCTGTTCTACACGGACGGCCGGTGGGTGCGGTTTCAGCGTGGTCGCCCGCGGAAGATGTTCGGCTACCGGCGCATCAGCAACAAGCTCAAGGGTCCGTCCCGGGGGATCTGGCTGAATGCCTTGAACGGCTTCAACTACATCTTCAACGGGTTCGCCTCGGGCCTGCAGGTGCTGACGATCGACGACTCCGGGGTGGGGGCGGGCATCTCCAACTTCACGCTGTCGAACTTCACCGCCAACCCGAAGAACCTGTGGCAGTTCGACGGGTTCTACAACGCCACGGGCGGCGTTGCCTCGTTGGTGGCTCACCCCGGGCAGAACCTGAGCGAGATCGACAGCACCGCGAATACCCCGGTGTTGATCGGCGACATCAACGGCACCACGATGTCGCAGATCGGGGTGTTCACGAACTCCCTGACGCTCAACGGCACGACCACCGCAACCCTGGCGGCGGCCAACATCCGCATCGGTGCCGGGCAGAGCGTCTCGGGAACGAACATTCCCGCCGGCACGACCGTCACTGCGGTGGTGGGGACAACGGTGACGCTCTCCCAGGCCGCCACCGGTTCGGGGACGGTGACGGCGACGTTCAACAACAACGTCTCTGTCTCTGGGGGCGTGGTCGTGCTGCACCCCTACGTCTTCGTCTATGGCAACGACGGGCTGATCAGGAACTGCTCTGCCGGGGACCCTGGCGATTGGGTGTCGGCCGACGCGAACGAGAACAACGTGGCCTCGGGCAAGATCGTCAAGGGTCTACCGGTGCGAGGAGGCTCCAACAGCCCCTCGGGCCTGTTCTGGAGCCTGGACAGCCTGATCCGCGTCTCCTATGCTCCGCAGAGCCTGGGGGTGGCCGGGACGGCGAACTTCGCCGCTCCGACGTTCTGGCGGTACGACATC